TTGAACGCTGGAACGCCCTCGGCATCCCCCAGGGCTACAACGCCTTCTTCACCCGTGGCGTGAGCGGCTGGCAGCCCACCCTCGACCGCCACCTGGAGATGGCCCGCCGCATCAGCGAGTGCGACCACCCGAACCTCGTGGTCTATGGCGGCGGCAAGGACATCGCCGACTGGTGCATGGCCAGGCAGGTGGTGCATATCGGGGAGTATATGAACCGAGGGAGAGAGAGGGATTTTCCTAAAATATCTTAATTTATTGCCCGATTGTTTGGAAGATATAAAAATAATTGCTTATCTTTGCATCGTTCAAATTCAAGTCGGGCATGAAGGTCGCCCGCAACAAGGCGGCATTTTTTATGCCAAAGACATAAGGAAATAATGCTAATGCAGCACCGCGTGGGGTATGGGATAACCACCCCAAGGTCTTCCGACTTGAAGCCTGAACAGCGCGTAGTGCTGCATATTTTTATTGTTCAAAATTCAAGTTATGAAACAAGATTCAAGTTTAAGCCCTGAACTGCAAAAGGAGATTGCAGAGCGTCAGGCAATGTGTATGCTCATGGAGCAATGGGTAAAGGACAACGTGAAGGAGGTGGCAAGCGTATTGCTCGAACTCATTCCGTTCATCTGTAGCGAGTGCGGACGTACAGGGTTGAAAGACCATCTGAACACCGTCAACATGACATTCGCCAGCATCGCTCTCAACGTCATCAAGCAGCGCAACGAGTCGGAGGCAGAAGGCAACAAGCGTATGCCGCTATGCCTGCCAGCCGACGCAACGGAAATGGACAATGCACTCTACGACCTCTCACGCTTTCTGAAGAAGTTTGACCGCTTAGGCTCACTACTGGAGCGCAACGAGGAAATGCCAGCCTTCCGCATGGCAATCGCCAACGATAATGATGTAGATTCGATATGACGGAAGAAGTTTGGAAACCAGTAAAAGGCTACGAGGGCATCTATGAGGTGTCCTCGTATGGCCGTGTGCGCTCAGTTGACCGTATCGTAATGAAACCGAGCAAATATGGCAAAATGTTCCCATCTAACGTCAAAGGGAAGATTATAGCCCCATCAAGACACAGAGACGGACACTTAAATATCAGACTCGGTAAAGGGTCACCTCATTATTTCGTGCATCGTCTTGTGGCACAAGCATTCATACCGAACCCAGATAATCTGCCTATTATTAACCATAAAGATGAAAACCCAAGCAACAATCATGTGGAAAACTTAGAGTGGTGTGATAATAGGTATAACACAGAATACGGAACGGCAAGGGAAAGGGTAAATGCATGGGTGCATGAGCATGTAAATAAGAAAATAGGCAAGTTTGACAAATGCGGGAATCTGCTTGCAACCTTTGAAAGTATAGATGCGGCAGCAAAGGAACTCGGAACATCTTGCTCAAGTATAAGTGAATGTGCAAATAGAGTTAGAGGGCGAAAAACGGTACATGGCTTTGTCTATAAGTTCGTTAAGTAAACCCCAGCCGCCATCCTTCTTGATAAGAGAAGCCCCAATGTCGGGACTTCTCTTTTTTCAAGGAACTATGAACTTAAAAGACATTATTAGTAAGCAACTCGCAGCCCCCGTGAAGCGCAAGGGCACCCAGGAGTACATGACCGACGAAGACGGCAACATCATCACCTCCGAAGCCGCCATCGGCATGACCATCGTTCAAAAGGCGTTAAGTGGAGATTTGCCAGCCATCGCATTTGTTCTTAATCTCCAGATGCAGCAGCAGCGCGACCCCAAGACCGAAGCCGAGCAGGCCGACCGCCGCCGCCAGCAGACCGAGCAGAACCGCGACGAGATACGCCGCACCCTCCAGGCCGACAACCTCTGGACCGACTCCCTCGCCCTCGACCTCGACGAACTCGCCCAGCAGAAAACCTTCATCGACCGCCTGACCGAACAAATGAACCAGCCCAACAATCAGGACACCTTCACCATCCCCCGCAAGGACGGCACCATGATGCCCACCATCAACCCCATAAGAGAATACCGCGACAAGGCCGTGGCGAAGTTCCAGCAGGGCATGGAACGCCTCCGTGCCGAAGCCGTCAAGCGCAAGCTCCAGGCAAGGCAGTTTAAATAGACCCTCCCCCTGCCCTTCCCTATGATGGAGGGGAGTAAATAGACTACAAATTTCACGAATTTAACGAATGAGATTGCCAGACGTACCGATTTACGACGAATTGCCCGAAGGCTGGGCTGACATCAGCCACATCGTATCTGCACCGTCGGGCTATCATTGGATAAACAACCGCATGTCGATATTCAGCGACGAATACCGGCACGCACTATTAAAAGTATAAGGAACTATGACACCACATGCAAGCAAAGAAGGACACATAGCACTCGACAAGCGTAGCGGACAATGGACGGTGCGCATATCGTTGGGCGACAGGTGCAAGTGTTATACGTCGCCATTCCGTCAGGACTGCGAGCGATGGCTGGAGAACATCAAGGCACACGGCGACCAAACGAACGACCCGGAATGGGTGAAGCGGGAAATCATCAGCCGTGGAGGTACGAACCCCAAGCAGGTGCCAGACTTTCCGTTTGCTTTCCTGACTGACGAGAACGACCTTTGGAGTTTCAAGCAGAACCGACTGCGGATATTGAAACGCAACAAGGGCATCTACTACGTTCTGAGTAGGAACCACGACAGCGTCAGTTGCACGTTGGAGAAGTTGCGCTACTGCGTGGACAACAACGTTAGCCCATTGGCTTTGAGCCGTGCGAAGCTGTCAGTTGACCAAGGCACGTCGGAACTGATGGATTGCACCGAGTACGTGCAGAAGCGACTCCGTGAGAACCGCAAGGAGCGCGTTGGTACCCATGCCGAGGAATATCTGGAAACGGCTGAGACGTGGTGTCACCATGTACTCCAGTTCTATCGCGGCAACGAGAAAGCGGCTATCGAATTGCGCAAGGTGCTCGACCGCCTGCGTCCATTCATCACCAATTACGTCCGCGACGTGCTTCGTCAACATGAAGAGTACAAAGTGCAATTCATCGTTGACGAGGTGATGAGCGAAACGATGCTCAGGACGTTGGAACGTCAGGCGGTCATCTATTCGCCATATAACTACATGCAACGTCTTTGCCGTCACTTCCACGACATCATCAAGGACGTAGGCGGCAAGGCTCGTCTGGAGGAAGGCAGCGTCCGCATCATCGGAGGCTGGAAAAAGGACACAATGAAACAGATATATAAAATAGCACAATAGACAGGACGAGCCGACAACGGCGGAGTAAACCACTGAACACGAATTATCAAAAATTTCAAGGAACTATTGGATTCAGACTACCACAACCACCTCGCACACCGCCACCGCCAACGGACATGGAACGGATAGCGGACGCAATCGAGATACTGAACAGTATCGACTGCGAGTATGAGATAAGAATAAGACAAACGACTTTCAGACGTAAGAAAGAAATGACCCACCCCAGAACCTAAAAACAGAAAGAAATATGAAGCGAACTATTTACGATTGCTGGAACTGCCGGCACCATAACAGCAACAACCCCTACGGCATCGACTATTGTGAGGTACACGATACCAGATGTTCGTTCGCCTACGACGATTGTGACAACTTTGAGCCGGACACTGACACCGGCGGCAACGACCGCCACTCTCAGCCGCCGTTCCGTCTGACCGTGATAGGCTGGTATCTGCTGGGCATCATCACTGCACTCCTGCTGTGCTGGCTGCTAACGGGCTGCACTACGACGAAGTACGTGCCCGTCACCGAGACGCACACGGAGCACCATTGGCACACTGACTCCGTAAGACAGCTCGACTCGACGCACACCGAGCGCGAGACCGTCATCCGCGAGGTGGACTCGGCAGCGATGGCGCGTTACGGCATACAGATGCAAGCTAACCAGCGGGCATGGCTGGTCCTTCAGCGCGAGATGGAGAACCGCCTGCGCGAACTGGAGCACAGGTCCGCCAACAAAGACACCGTGCGCGACTCTATACCAGTTCCCTACGAGGTCACGAAGGAAGTTCCGGCAGAGCTGACGTGGTGGCAGCGGACGCAGATGTATGCTGGCGACGTACTGCTGCTGTTGCTGGTTGGCGGCGGAGCATTCCTCATTCTCAGGAAGCGCATAGGGCTGTGAATGTCACGGTAAACCTTGTGGCGGTATTCAGATGAAAAGTAAAAGAAAACTATGAGTTACAACAACGGAAGCATCTTCGCACCAGTCAGCATCTACGATGTGCAGCGGGCTTTTGGCATAAGCAGCGGCGACGTGGGTACGCTGTGCAGGTCGAGCATGATAAATATGTGGGCGAAGTTCAAACCCATATACCATACTGCCATAGGCCTGCTGAAGAACTCTCAGCGTCAGGACGGCAGCCATATTGTCTCAGGTTATTCCATATCATGGGGCATTATGAAACCTAATGCGATGTCATGGTCCGACTATATAGACACGCAGACTGGAATCGTAAAGTCAGGAAAATGGCTCTACGACAGACCGGCAGGCGGTTCCGCAAGTCCATATCGCTTGGCAGACTTCGTAGAAATAAACGACAACGGAGAATTCACAACTTTTGGCTATTACCACGCTGCTGTATGTCCTATCACATTTCATTTCTCTGAAGAGGAGAGTCTGATTGTGCCATATCAATCCACATACAACGGCACAACCATCAGTTTCTTGTTCACGTTTCAGGATGGCGTACAGAATTGGGCGCAGAATTATTGCATGAGCCTGTCAGAAATATTCTCGTCTGAGCTTGACTTCTACCCGACAGTCATCATGACTTGCAAGCAAGGTGGCAGGATATGGGAATACGCCAAGTCTGGCGATAATAAAATAAGATATTACACGGGAAACGTAAACCCATTCGTTCAAGTGTTTGTCAATACTAAGGATATTTGTGATTCCGTTGCCGCTGATGGTGGCAGCTATCACTTAGGACCACTTGCCAACGACCAGGTATGGACGTGTTGCATGGTGCTGACATCGCTGAAGGTTGCAGGAACGGCATCTTCCCACACCGTCAACTCGGGCAGCATCCGCATGCTGGAGTATGAAGATGGAGCCGACCGCAGAGACCTGACCATTGTCAACACTACACCGATGAATGACGTCACTGGACTATCTTACACCGTCACCATCACAAAGTCTGGTAGCTCTTACTATATCAGTTCAATTGCTGTAACCATAACGACAACTACTGGTGACGTTCTGAACTTCACTATTGATGCCTCATTTGTCAGTCTTGTCGGAACCATAGGCGGAACAGGATGGAGTGGGAATCAACAGCAAGAGTCGAAGACAAACTGGACAAGCATGACAATCAACTCAAACGAGCGAGGTCAGACAGTGACGAAGCAGCTATCTGCTGACATGCCTCGGTTCGACTTCACAGACGATATTTATCAAGGTCAGCGCATTGCTGGCGGCACATTGACATTCCGTGTCGGAGCAGCCTATTTGTCTGGCTCGTTCTCCCTCAACGTCTATGGTGGTGTAAGCTCATACTCGCAGACGGTTGTAATCAAATAACATGTTTAACGATTTAAAATTTTAATTTTATGGCAGAATGTGATTTTTCTTGGTTCAAGATTCTCTCCTTCTTTGGAGTTGCAATCCTTGTAGTATTGTGTTTCATGATGTTCGGCTTCGGCATTAGCAACATTGTTGGTGGTGAGGCAGCCTATGGTGTTGCTTGTATCTGTGCGGGCCTTTTGTCTGCTGGTGTAGCAGCCTGGGTTTACAATAACTACCAGAAGAAAGGTAATAAATAGAGTTCCACGCTGGGCGACTTCATCTGTCAGTAATCTTTGAGAAGCGCAAAGATAGCCTTCGGACTGATTAAGCCATAAACTCTGTGAAGAGCAACGTTTGTTAAAGTATTATAATAGGTTTCTCAATTTTTTTAAGAATTAGTTTAGTAGTAGGGAGGCAGCGGCCTCCCATTTTTTTTTGCCCTAACGGTAAACCCTTAAAGCCATAATTGCCGTCCTATAAATACAGGTAATTATGGCATTCAATATACACTACAGAATACCATTCAAGTCGCTGCGGCAAGGCACTGACTTCGTGGTGAACGTCTATAAGGACGGCTCACCCAGCGGAGGTGTGAAGACGCTCGACGGGTCCACGGACACCTTCACTACCGAAGAGGACGACGACGACGATATGTTCACCCCGATGCGCACGCAGAGCGGTACGCTGCGCGTCATCGCCACCGACGACTTAGACTGGCGCACGATGATGCCCCAAAACACTTTCGACACTCCCGTCACGCTGACCGCCGGCTCCACCGTCATTTGGCAGGGATTCATGAATCCCGAGAGCTTTGGCAACACGCTCTACGGCGGTCCTGCACAAGAGACGGAGATGGCCGTGCAGTGTCCGCTGGCGGCTCTCGATTCCGAGATGGTAGACACAGGTATGACGCAGGTCACCAACTTTGCCTACCTCATTAAGTACATCATCGACACCATCGAAATCAAGACAGGCAGAACCAATACCGCCGAAGGAATTATAGGATTCGACACCGTAGTTGTGGGTGGTGGACAGTATGCCCGCCAGTGGCTCATGAAGAGGTTCGACTGGCAGAACTTCTACACCACCGACAGCGACGGCGCAACGAAAGCCAAATACTCGCTCCGGTCAATACTGGAAGACATGTGCCGGTTCTGGGGATGGACGGCCCGCACGATGGGACGCACGCTCTATCTGACCAATGCCGACGTGGAGAACGACGAGGAACGTCTGCTGACATTGAGCTACGCGCAGTTGAGCACGCTTGCCAGTGGCACATCGGCCGGGACCGTGACTGCCCGACAGGACACAGCATCGTTGGATGGAGATATTTATGTTTCTACCGACAACGAAGACCGTCAGATTCAGGGTGCGCCACGGGCGATTGTCTCCACAGACTGCAATCCGCAGAAGAGTGTGATGGAATTTGCACCGAAGGCGGTAGAGGACATTCTCGAGAAAAACGCAACGTGGACGTGGGTGCAAGGTAATGAGGACCTGACCGGCTACTTCACCACACCGACGAAGCAATCGTTCTCGACCGACATCATGACGGGCACATCGGCTGGCGGTTATAATGGCTTCTGTCGCCGGCAGATTTTTTCTTCGACGGAAGCCGAGAGTGCAGAGAAGTCGGACATGATTCTGATGGCAGCTGCTTACAACGGCTCGACACCGTTGGCGCAGTTGACATTGTTGCGCTCGCACAACTATAGTGGCGGTTCTCTATCCGTGAAAGGAAGACTATACCAGGGATATAAGGAGATGCAGGCCGACACACCTGGTACGTGGTTCCTCTGGATTCGCTTGGGTATTGGATCGAGTCGTGCAACGGCGAAATGGTACAAACTGACATGCGACGCATTTGGCCACATCTTCAGCTCATGGGAATCTTCGCCGCAGCTATTAGCACTGAAGGTCAACGGCAGCACAATTGCTGGTTTTGCCGCGTGGGGCACCGATCCCCTATATAACGAGCTCTTTGAGTGGGGTCTGTTCAAGTCAATACCCGTTGACAGCGGTCTGAAAGGACAGCTTTTTGTCGACTTTATGGGTATGTATTCTATCGACCGTGACCCGACCGTTGGCGATTTGGCTGGATTTGAGGTGGAATTTTCACGTGATGTCACCTATATTCAGAGCGACACCGATGCCAGACGCAGCAGAACGATGGAGGATGAACGCATCAGCGATAAGGAATACACCAGTACCAACAACGGGCAAGGAGAAGGAGAGTGGAGCACAGACTGTATCTTTGCCAGCGACAACAATATGCAATACGGGCTCGGGATAGTGATGAACGATGACGATTCATTCATGCAGACGGCACAGTACCCTTCGGCCTATGAGCACCCAGAGCAGCATCTGGCCGATCGTGTGACAAGGTACTGGAGACAGCCGCGCCGTTGTCTCAATGTAGAGGTAATCAGCAGTGCAGCCGGAGACATCAACCCCATGCGCCCTGTCTACATCGACAGCACCACGATGCACCCGACCGCCATCAGCCACTCGTGGCAAGACGACACAACACAACTCACACTAATGCAAATTTGGTAAAAAATGGTAAAGGTACTATCAAGAGACGCAGTTCAGCGCATGACGGGCCGACGGTCATCGTCAGCAGTCAATATCGGCAGCGGCGGTGGAGATGCCAGCGGCGTGAGCCGTGCTTGGGTGGAAGAGAACTATCTTTCTAAAAACTTCTTCAACCAACTGTTCACCATACATGGCACCCGTACATATACCGACGAGGATACCCAAGAGCAAGTGACAGAAGAGGTGGTGATAACGCCTAATTCCATCGCTGACGGCGAAGAATATAAGCTGAGCAACATAGAAGTCAGTATCGGCCTGTGGACACAGCAATTCCTGTCGGCCCTCGGACTGAATTCTGGCGGAGGTGGCGGTGGTGGCGTTTCTTCGCTCGCCGACCTGTTGGACGTTGCGCTGTCGAGTCCGTCCAACGGACAGGCACTCGTCTACGACAGCGCGTCAGGCAAGTGGGTCAATAAGACGCTGTTCACCGGCATGTCGTACAGCAACAGTATCCTGAGCGTCACCATCGGCGGTGTGACGAAGACAGCCACCATTCAGTCAGGTTCGGCAAGTCTTGACTGGGACAGTATTACCAACAAGCCGGATACTGCGACGCGATGGCCGTCATTCAGTGAAGTGAACAACAAGCCGACGACACTCAGCGGCTACGGCATCACGGACGCAAAGTTTGGAACGGAAAGTTCTGGCTATATACCCATTACATTGGGACGGACAACCAAAAACGTACTACTACCGTCAGCCCTACAAGATTACGCCACAAAGCTGTGGGTTGAAGGCAAAGACAATGCCATTAAGACGTGGGTAGAGGAGAAAGGTTACATCACGTCGTCAGCACTCAATGGCTATGCCACCCAGCAGTGGGTGCAGCAGCAGGGTTACATCACGTCGTCAGCCATCATCGACATGGCAACTCAGACGTGGGTCAACAACTGGTTTGTTAAAGATTCAGGTGGCAGTCTTGGGTCAGCGGATAAGATATACAATATCGGGTGCAAGCGTGTATTCAGCGGCTACGACATGCCGGATGCGCCTGTTGATGGATGGGTCAGTGGAATCGCACTCGGCTCCAACTGGAACGACAATCACTACCAACATTACCTGGTAGAGTCTGGAGACCGTTGGTACACTACAAGAGAGTATAGCAACGGTTCGATGAGCGGCTGGAAGACCTTTGCCTATCTGACGGATAATGTTGCCAGCGCGACGAAGTTACAGACGGCTCGAACAATCTGGGGACAGAGTTTCAACGGTACGGAGAATGTAAACGGAACGTTCTATTTTACTAATGGTGATGCGACCATGAAGATATATGGCACAACATCAACGCAATCGTCATTCGGCAATGAACGTGTGGCTATTCAAACGTCATTTGACGAACAAGACCCATTAACATCGTCTTATCCATCAACATATCCAGACCGCTCAGCGTTACTTTTACAGCCAAGAGGCGGATATGTCGGCATAGGGACAACAACTCCCGCTTTCAAACTTGACGTAAACGGTGATGTCCGCGTCAGCAATATATACCAGACGGGCAATTACTCATTAATGAACCAGCAAGGTGTTGGTCTGATGGTAGAAGGAAGTGCCGTAACGGGGACCGAGTACCATGCAACGTTCGGATTCCATCCTGCTGGCTCCTTGTCATGGTTGAATAACAACCTCGTCATGCAGCTAAAAACTAACACTGCTACCGGTGAAAATTGGGTGCACATAAACAATGGCATCCTGCAGATTGGCGACGCTCGTCTGGTGTATGATTCCACTAACAACGCACTAAAGGCTGTCAAAGCCGACGGCACAGCCCTCAATTTCTACGCCACCGGCGGCGTGTCGGCACTGGGCATGTCGGCAGGAGTGAGCCAGATAAATGCCATGACTTTTAATCACCTGTCCGTCAAGAACAGACTAATACTCAGCGGAAACGTGAATATCGTCACAGGCACAGCATCATACATGACGCGAAATGCGAACGACTATGACTGCATCTACCTAATGAACACTTACACACAGTCGAAGATTAACAATAAGCAGTATTATTATAACCAATATGATAACGTAGGTCTGCATGGCACTACCTATAATTATGACGATTCGTGGTTCATTGATCCTGATGGATGCGCCCGCTTCAGCCGTGTCTACCTGCACAGCAATACATACATCCACACCAACGGCAGCGACTTACTGCTGACCATCGGTTCGACAACTTACAAGCTTACAAAAACGACAGCATAGTAAACCTTATGCCGTAATATGCCTGATATTCAAGAAGTATAACTTTTAAAACGAATATATGTATGTGTACTTTAGACAAACTGCGCAACGGTAGCGAAACCGAGAAGAAGTGCTGCTTCTGCCAACTGGTGACGGGCGTGTGCTTCCTCATCTCGGTCATCCTGCTGATAGCAGGGTTTTTACTGCCGCCGATGGGCGTGATAGACGGGAGCGTGCTCACGGCGGTTGGTGAATTGCTCCTCTTTCCCGTCGTCATCTACGCATTCCGTGCCATTGAACTCGGACTGGAGGTGAAGATACAGAAGGGCGATACGAGTGTGGAGATTCATAAAGACGATAGAGATGGCAACGAGAATTAGTAAGAACTTCACCCTCGAAGAGATGCGCGACAGCGCGACAGCCAAGCGGCTCGGCATCATCAACGCCCCCGGTGTGGACGAGGTGTGCGCCATGTGTGCGCTGGTCAACCATGTGCTCCAGCCCCTGCGCGACGCCATGCAGGAACCTATCAAGATAGGCAGCGGCTACCGCTGCTCTCGCCTCAATCAAGCTGTGGGCGGTGTCGCCAACTCCCAGCATATCAAGGGCCAGGCAGCAGACCTCTGCATCGACGGCGACCTAAAGAAGGGCAAGCGGTGGTTTGAGTGGATCAAGGCGCACTGCGACTTCGACCAGCTCATCTGGGAGCACAACAAAAAGGGCTCCTATTGGGTCCACGTCAGCTACCGTGCCGACGGAAAGAATCGTAAGCAGGTCATCGACAACCTGCTGAAAAAATAGAAAGAATCTTCATTACTTAATAAATGTCGTGACGACATGAAATGCTCTCTATTTTGTCATAACATAGTTTTGTTATTAGTAGATTTGTTTTAGTGTTCGAGGCGACAACGGGCGCCTCTTTTTTTATCCAACGAAAAACACATCATCCATCATACATCAGCCTTCAGACTTACTGAAGGCAGTAAACCCCAAGACGTATTTCTGCCGAAAAGAAAAAAGGCAGAAATATGAGCAATTTTTCAAGATTCAATAGTTTTCAGCGCGAGGCGGTGGACGACATGCCGTTAATGGCTGTACGCGAGACCACTGCACAGACGGATGCGGCTGAGCCGGAAACCACCAGCAGCAAGGCTACGGGCGAAAGCGGCTCGTTCCAGTCGCACGTCCGCCATGTGCTGACGCCACAGGCAGCACTCACCGTCCCCGCCGTCTATCGTGCCGTCGGGCTGATAGCCAAGACGGAGGGGCAGTTTATGCTCCAGTATCAGAAACTCGACAAAAAGGGTGGTAATTTCGTTCCTGAAGTGGGAGCCGTGGGCAGTCAGTATGTCACCTACGGGCAGCAGTTGAACTACCTGCTGCAAGTCCGTCCGAACCCGATGATGACGGCTTCGGCCTTCATGCAGGGGCTGGTCATCAGCAAACTCCAGAACGGTAACGGCATCGCCTACATCGAGCGCGACGACCGGGGATGGCCCGTGGCATTGTGGCTCTGCTTCGGTGCCGGCTACAACGAGGCCAACGGCACGTACAGGGTGCAATACTACACCCGCCGGGGTATCATGAATATTGATGCAGTGGAAGCGTCTGACGTGATCCACATTCCCAACACCTACAAGATGACCAATGGCTGGGGTATTTCCACGCTTCACTATGCCTTTGACACGCTCTCGCTCATCAAGACCGAGACGAACCAGGCACTGGAAACGGCTGCGAAGGGTGGCCGCGTAAAGCTCATCATCGGCGAGGAGAAGCCGTCGCCAGGTAATAGCACTCTGTCATTCGGACTGCTGAATAAGGAGCAGATAGACTCCTACGCAAAGGAACTGAACACGAAGATGTACCAGCAAGATGTTGTGGGCATCCGTGGGCTGTCTGCCCTCCACAACATCAGCATGTCGGCGCAAGACCAGCAGATGATTGAAGTCCTCGGAATGGGTATCAACGACGTTTGTAGGTTTTACGGTGTTCAACGGCCGCTGCTGATGGAAGACACCAACAGCCACTATACCACCTATCAGAACGCACGAATGGAGTTGCTGCAATGGACCATCCAGCCCGATGTGCTGGAGATAGAGCAGGAGTTCAACTCCAAACTGCTGAACCAGTACGACTTCGGAATGCGACGGTTCCACATGTGCGAACAGCCACTCATGCGGCTTGACAAGGAGGCCCAGGCGAAGGTTGACCAGATTATGCTCCAGACGGGTGCTTCGACCATCAACGAGATCAGACAACAGTACGACCGTCCGGCGGTGGAGAACGGCGACGAGCCGCTGGCAAGTGCCAACCTGATGACGCTGAAGGCTCTCATCGCCAAGAGCGAGGGAGCAACGGAGCCGAAGCCCGACAACAACCCCGTGCAGGAACCGCCGAAGGAGGGCGAGGAAAGTTGATAGTTATTCTCTGGCAAGAACATAGTTATTCTCTGGCAAGAACATAGTTATTCTCCGACAAGAATATAGGGATTCTTCCGAAAGATACCCTACTAAGAGCAACAAAGAAAGGTAGGTAAGTTTCATGCAGTAAACCCAAGATACTAATTCAACCGAATAGCGTATGGCATATTCAAGTGGAATGCTCAAGGACAGAGTGGAGATATTGACCCGTCAGCGGGCAACCTCCGGTGAACGCGGACGCGGCTCTGGTGAGCCAGTGTTCGAGACGGCCGCCTGTGTGTGGGCTGCCGTGACGTGGACGAAGGGTGCACGACCCATGCAGGAGGGTGCGCTGGAAGCCTACGACGTGGTGATGATCCGCATGAGGTGGAACGACATTGTGAACCGTGACTGTCGCCTGCGCTCGGGTGGGAAGACATACCAGATACTCCAATTCCAGGAAGACCGCCAAGACAATCAGATTCAAATCATTGCACAAGAAATCAGACAATAAAGACTATGGACAAGCAACAGATGGAACAGCAATTTCTCGCCCGCTACGACAGCATCATCCAAAGCGGCGACACCCGCCAGATGGAGCGGCTGGGCGCAATGGTGAAGCGCGTGATGGGGTGGATGTTCAAGTATGAGCCGCAAGTGGCCGCACAGGCACTCGCCTTGCTCGACGACAACACCGCCACCGACTATGCCAACCGACTGACCGAACAGGAGGCCAGGAACATTGTGGCGCAGATGGTGCCACAGCCCACATGGACGATGCAGGGCCTCACGGCCTCGCTTCAGTCGATGGGACTGCCGGGTGACGTGCCGCCACACTTCAACCACTACGCCCTGCTTACAACGATGCTGATGATACAGAGCGACGAGGGCGAATCTCTCAAAGAGGCCATCCACGCCAACGACCGCGACGAGCGGCTGCTCAGGCTGGTGTATAAACTGGCCGTGAACCGACTGGAAGACCAGGACGGGAAGTTTAACATTCGCAAATATTTCGGGCTATGAAGAAGAAACAGACCATCGCCATCATCAACCTGAACACGCCGGAGTTGGTGGAGTGCTGCATCCTGTCAATCAGGAAGCAGGGGTGTGAGTGGCCCATCGTGGTGTTTGACAATTCGCAGGACTTGACGCTGCCGGCCGGTGACGGACTCCCTGCCCGCACCATCGAGGCGCACCCGTTCAAGAAGCGCATGAAGGGCGTGAAAGTGATCGACAACACGAAGGGGCAGCAGGTGGACTTCGACAAGGCTTTGCAGGCCTTCCCCGACCGCCACAAGCCGCACGGCGAAGTAAACCTGTGGGGCTCGGACCGCCACATGATGACCGTGCAGAAACTTTGGGAACTGTTGCCGGACGGATTCATCCTCGTGGAGAGCGACATCCTCGTAAAAGCCGACATCAGCACCCTGTGGCGCGAGGAGTATTCCTTCTGCGGTTATGTTCAGAAGCAGCAGCGCGGCAACCGTTTCGGGCGTGGTCGCATACTTCCGATGCTGTGCTACTTCAACGTGCCGAAGTTCCGGGCAGAGGGCGTGAACTACTTCGACCCCGACCGCTCGTGGATGCTCCACAAGGGCGAGGATAATCCGCAGAACTGGTACGACACGGGCGCAAGCCTCCTGGAGGACGTGCTGGAGCATCGCCCACGGCTGAAAGGCTTGCACGTTGACATCCGTCCGATGGTGGTACACCTCGGCAGTGCAAGCTGGAAGAATGCCACCCTGAAGCAGCAGGCCGAATGGCTGAAACAGAATGAAGAGTTGTGGAGTAAACCCCAGACGGGAAAATAACCAATAAGTAAACCATCAATTAAAAAAGTGATATGGATGCAACGAAACGAGAAATCAGAACTATTGAGTGCGAGCTGGCCGTTAGAGAAGCGGCAGAAGGTTCGCAGGGCGAGTCTCGCACCATCACAGGCACAGCCATCGTATTCAATTCTGAATCGGAGGTGCTTGATGACTGGGGACAGAAATTCCGGGAAATAATCAAGCCCGAGGCAGCACAGATGGCATTCCTGAACACTCAGGACATCAAGCTGAACATGCTGCACGACCGCCAGCTGACCCTTGCACGCTGCAAGGAGGGACGCGGCTCACTCAGGCTGAGTGTGGACGGCAATGGCGTGAACTTCGAGTTCGACGCTCCCAAGTGTGACATCGGCGACCGTGCGCTGGAACTGGTACGCACGGGCGTTTACAGCGGATGTTCCTTCGAGTTCATCCCAGACCAGTACGAAGTGGAGGAGCGCGGTGCCGACAAGGAAGTGCGCATCACCCACAAGCGTTTCAAGGCCATCACGGCACTGACCATCGGCATGGACCCCGCATACCGTGCCACACAGGTTAATGCGCGTGAAATGTGGAACGAGACCCCCACCGCCAAGCGTGAGGCCGAGGAAGCCAAGCGCAAGGCCGACGAGGAAGCCCGACTTCAGCAGGAGCGCGAACGCCACGAGAAGGAACTGGCACAGGAGCGCGAGAAAATCAAGATGCTGCAAGAGCAGCGTCGCCGTGAGATGGATTTAGACAACTTCAATTATTAACCCCTTAAAACGTTTTAGGACATGAAGAAAAAGTTTGAGAACGTCGAAGCCGCTCTGGCATACCAGCGCGAGCTTTCCGACAAACTGGGCGTGGTCGAGAACGACCTGCTCAACCGTGAGTTGACAGACGAGGAGCGTGCAGCCAAGACCGCAGAGCGCGAAAGCCTCGAAGTAGAGTACAAGGCCGTGGAGCGCGAGGCCAAGATGCTGCTCAACGAGAAGCAGAACCGCTCGCTGACCTCTGCCCCGAAGGTGGACGTGAACACCCAGCTGCGCGAGTTCATCAAGACCGCCAAGAAGGGTGACTCCTTCATGCTGCCTCTCAACCGTGAGGCCATGAGCACCGCCGACACCACTCCCTACGTGCAGGGCATCACCGTCGTTGACCTCATCGACACCGAGCGCAAGGACGACGACATCCTGCTGACCGCCGGTGTGCCCATGACAACGGGCGTGGTAGGCAACAAGATTCAGTGGGCCTTCGCCGGTGGCGTGGAAGCCGTCTTCGCCAACGAGTTGGCAAAGACCACCGAGCGCAAGATCTCGCTCGACAAGCAGACACCTATCCAGAACCGCCTGACCCTGCGCGTCCGCGTCAGCAATCAGGTGCTGGAGAACTCTGCCTTCGACCTCCATGGCTACATCGTGACCCACGTCTCCAACGCTCTGCGCGACAAGATCAACTGGGCCGCTGCCTCTACCACCAAGGCCACAGAGACCCTGTACGGCGGTTTCGCACAGGATGCCGAGCAGGGTACCTACGGCACGGCTGGCTACGTGCCCGGCAAGCAGACAGGCACCTACACCACGCTGACCAAGGAAGTCGCTGCCGAGATGATTGGCAAGCTCGCCTCTCGTAACATCAAGCTCGACAACGTGGTATTCGTGATGGGTGCTGCCGACTTCTGGCTGGCCAAGGTCACTCCGCTGGATGCAGGCTCGGGCATCATGCTCATCGGCAACGACAACCGTCTGCTGGGCATTCCCGTCATCGCCAACAACGCCATCAACCGTGCCACCCAGAAGGGTGCGCTCGAGGGTCACAACATCGGCCTGGGCAACTTCAAGTACCTGCCCACCATGCAGCACGGCAACATCCGTCTCTCGATTGATGCCACCTCTGCACTGGCAGCCGACACCGACGAGGTGATCGTGACCATCAACGCCGACTTCTCGATGACCGTGCTGAAGGACGGTGCCGACGGCTTCGTGGTCTATAGCAAGACCGGCTCCAGCAGCAACGAGATCGGCGACTAACACTCTCACATCAAGTTCATAGTTCTTGATAATCGGCCCCACGGTGAGGATGCGGAGGTCACAGCCCGCACACCGTGGGGCTTCTTTGTGCCCGTCGGTAAACCCCCGGCACGGAATCGGGGGATAAATAAAAGACATAGACAATGAAATACTTGACGCTGGAATACATCAAAGACCACTCGCGCATCTGCCACAATGCGGAAGACCGCTATCTGGAGCGTATCGGTGCGGCGGCAGAGAGGGCCGTGCTCAACCTGTGCTGGCGCACGATTGAAGACATCTACGAGGAATACGGCGAAGTCCCGGAAGACTTCAAGGAAGTCACGCTCCTGCTTGTTGAGCACCTCTACACACATCGCGGTCCGACGGAAAATATGTCGGCGAGCGTTGTGCCCTACACCTTCGACATGATGCTGAAGCCCTACATGCGACTGACCAATTACAGCGTAAACAATAACAACAACGGATATGGCAGACATTGCAAACTTTAGAATTAACTACAAGAGCGACTTTATCTTGACGCTCAATAGTGATGCAGGCTGGCTGACACCCTTCTGCATCAAGTTCTGGACGGGTGTGCCAAGTCGGGCATACTTCGTCGGCTGGGACGGCAAGGAGTACATCAACTGTAAGGTGGATGAAACGGACGCAAGCAAACTGATTGTGCTGTTCGATGACCACCAGCTGCCAGTCGGTCAGCTAAAGATGCAGATGGCCTACCACACCACCATTGAGGATTTCCCCGGCTCGGTTTTTGACGAGGTGACGAATGCCAGCGACGTGATTGTGGATATTGAGGGCACCGAACACCAAGTGATGCTTGATGTCAACGGCGAGACGGCACCAGAGATAGAGTTCAATCTGCCTGCTTACGAAGCGGAAGCAGAAAGACAACGTGCTGAACAACAAAGGCAGATCAACGAGCAAGCAAGGAATGCCGCAGAAACCCTTAGAGAGCAGGCAGATGGCAAACGTCAACAAGACACACAGACTGCCATACAGAAGGCAGAGCAGGCAACCTTAGAAGCAGAGAATGTCAACGCACGGCTTTCCTCTGACGGCGGTGTGGTAATGCTTACCATCACCAATAGACAGGGCAACCAGACAAGCAAGGAGGTGGGTTTCAGAATAGCCAAGACTTACCCCAATGTTGCATCCATGAATGCCGACATTGCCAACGTGGAAGAGGGTCGGTTCGTGATGATAGCTGGCAGTACGGAGGACGTAGATACGGGCAAGCTGTATGTCCGAGGTGCAAATGCCTTTACCTTCATCACCGACTTGTCAGGAGCACAAGGCATCAAGGGTGACACTGGCAATGGAATAGCCTCCGTCATGCTTAATGCAGACTATACCCTTACCATTGTCTTCACTGATGGTACAAGCACCACCACAACCTCTATCAGGGGCGAGAAGGGCGAACCTGGAACTACGGACTACAACGAGTTGAAAAACAAGCCCGTCCTTGCCGGAGTGGCCACCAGCGGCAGCTATAATGACTTGAAGGACAAGCCTAATATCCCTGTTGTCCCTACCGATGTTAGTGCCTTTAACAATGATGCAGGCTACATCACCAAGTCCGTCAATGATTTGGTCAATTACTATCTGAAGGCTGATGTATATAATAAGACAGAAGTGGCAAACCTCATTGCCTCTATCCAACAATTCCATTACGAGATATACGCATCGACAAGTGCTGTCACATCACCTGCTGGGAATGTGCTCTACCTCATTGGCCCGACGGGTGCTGGTGATGACAGATACGAGGAATACGTTTATGATTCCACCAAACAGGAGCCTTGGGTGAAGATTGGCGATACTTCCATTGACCTGTCCGACTACTACACCTCGCAGCAGACGGATGCAGCGATAACGGCAGCCCTGAACACTGCCCTTGCTGACTATACCACCACGGCAAACCTGACCAAACTGCTGTCAGGCAAAGAGGACGCGTCAAACAAGGTGACAAGCATCTCTGCCCAAAGCACCGACGCGCAATATCCAAGTGCAAAGTGTGTGTATGACGTGGTGGGAAATATCGTAACAATACTTGACAATATAAACGGAGAGGTAATATAATGGGGACGATAGCGCAGAAATTACAGGCGATTATTGACTCGAAGGCGGACATCAAAGCCGCCATTGAGAGTAAGGATGTGATGGTGGGGGATGCTCCACTGGATGAGTACGGCGACAAAATACGGAGCATCAACAGCAAGGAGACAACCTCGCAGAGATATTGCGTTGGCAGATGGCCGGCATGGCAGACGAACGACCCGACGGCTACGAGAGTGGATGGTGACATCAGTCTGGCATTGGACTGGTATCCCGTACTCTTGGATATGAGTGCCGTAAATGGTGAGGTGAAGAAGCGACCTGTCGGATGGTTGAAAAGAAACAATTTCCTTAGATTCGAGAATGGCGACTTTGCTCCTACGGTGGGAATCACCAACGCGCAGAAGGCGGAGTGTGACGTGGCTCTCTATCTGGATGACCAGGCAACCACATTGTACTGTGGCGCAGGTGAGTTTGACGCGGAAGCATTTTACAACCAATACGGAATGACACAGGCTCTATACGACGCGAACGGTAATGCTGTCCGCATCCTGCGACCTTGGGAGACCACAGAGACCAAGTACAGCATCGGCATTGCTCGTAAGGACACCGTGAAACTGATAGATAACCAAGATTCAAGCGATGGAGGCTTGTTGCGTGGTATCGTGGCTGATGATGGCAAGGTGGATGGCATCAAGCCTGACAAGATTCTCGTTCCGACGGCTATCATGGCAGATGCCATCACGGTGATTGATGGAAAGGCAAGATGTTTCTTCTTTGACTATTGTACAATGGAGACAGGTTGCATGGGGCAGACACCATTAGGCAACCTCGCAACGACGGGTGAAGCCTTCTATCAGGACGGGACATACCCGAGAGTGCTGGATAATATGATCGAAGGTGCGAATCGCGAATACCCAAACGACGACGGTATAGGCATGAACCAGCCGAAGAATGCAAAGGTGGCAAGGGCTTGCAATTATGACCCCACGCTGCCTTACCCCGTGGCCGAAGGTGGCTATCATGCGCTGAATGTGTTCCTCAGTTGCATGGAAGCGGCTTATGGTACCAAATATCTGCATAACGCCAGCAGGTTCTCGTCAGGCATATCAAGCAACGACGCGGCCAACTCCGAGGCCAACTGGCTTGAATATGGCGGCATGCGTTCCAAGGCGACCAGTGGGAGTGCATGGACTTATTCACAGTTCTCACAGACTAACAGCCCCATCAAATATACGTCGGCAGGAAGCAATACCAATGTATCGAACCTGCTGAACCGTTATGCGCCAAAGACTCTCTGCATGGAGGCTCAGATGGCACTCTCGATGGCTGCTGAGTTGAATATTGCACCTGATACGGAATTTCAGTTTTACGGAAAGACCTATCTCTATAAGACCCCGACAGGTGCCACAAGCCTGTTGAGTGGAAGAATGAATGCCAGAGTCTATCGCACTCGCGTGATGACCATTGACGGATGGAATTCCAGCAGGGTTGCCACAACGTTCGACGTAGAGGTGAGATTGAGGATGCCCGTCATTGAAGGCTTCAACCTTTGTGGCGATTTCTACTGGTATGTCGGCGGCGGTCATGAGGTGGTGGATGTGAATGCAGCCGGCGTCCATACTATACTTAATTACCTTGAGTGCGACCAAACGAAATGGGGGGCTATCACCTGGCCAAAACAGCAAGCGGCTGAATTCTCCTTCGAGGATACCTACGACATGATTGGCGAGAGTGTGATTGTAGCTGATAGATTTGTGATGCTTCGTCAGCCATTTGGTTCTTGGCCGTATAGTACTGGTACGAATATCAGTACGGGTGAGTGCGGTTATCATTATGAGGCAGCTCTTGCATCCAATAACCATCGTTGCAGAGCAGGTGTCCGTTTCCGTGGCTATACGTATTATGCGTCTTGCTCGGGTCGCAGTGTGTATTCGTCCTATTCGGTTGTTCATTGCTATGCGTGCTATGGCGGGTCTGCTCAAGTGCTTTTGGACATGGGAGACGCAGTAGCGACGCAGTCGCAATAAAGGGCGATGCAATCGCCCCGCCCCTTAAAAATCCAGTCGTCTCCCGACAAGGCAGGCATAGCGACCTGCACCACTGAAGCGGGAAAGGCTGGTTGCAAGAGCGGTGACAAGTCAAGGTGTCCGTTTCCGTGGCAATGCGAATAATGCTAATTGCTCGGGTCGCAATGTGAATTCGAACAATTCGGTTGTTAATTGCAATGCGAACAATGGCGGGTCTGCTCACATGCTATAACAGAAGGCTTGTCGTCGCGGCCAGGAGTGCCGAATATATAAGACGTGGCAGTTAGGAAGAGACTGCCGACAAAGGCGGTTGAAATGCCGCTGATGCCCAAAATGCTCAAGCACTTGCAAGAATGCTGACAAAAGAAGATATAGAAAAGGCGATGAAGAAGGCCACGATAGGACATCGTGGAAAGTGGGAGGTGGTGCGGATGCAGAAACACCCTGACGAGTATCGTGACAGGCTATATAAAGACCTGCTGACTGGCGAGTACGTCAGTAACATCCACTACAAGGAGATGGAGAATACAGGTAAGAATGGGAAGACAAGGCATCTCATGTCTCCGTCGCTCTACACGAGGGTGTTGCAGATTGCATGGTGTGCAGCGGTACAGCCTTACTACAAGCAACATGATCCGATGGATGGACTGAACTGCAAGGTAGGTTGTGGGATAACAGCACCCACACGGAAGCGAGGCGTGGTGAAGCGCATGAAGCATATTCTATACGACCGAAGGGACTTGCAATACGGCCTTATGATAGACCAGCGGAAATGCTACGACCACATCAATAAGAGCGTGTTCAGACGTAAGCTGTCACGGGTAGTTAAGGATAAGTGGTTGGTGGAGTTCGGTTGCAATATCGTCTTCACACCGGAAGGACGACTACCGATAGGTACACCATCATCACCGCTGGCACATCACATTGTGATGCTGGATATGGATTGCATGATACGCTCGTTGGCACCCATACATGTGAGATATGCTGACAATGTATTTTTGGCATCCAGCAGCAAGGAGGAGTTGCAGCGTGCGAAGTGGAGGTTGAAGAACTGGTGGTGGTATGACCTCGGAGTTCGGGCGAAAAGGCAAGACACAAGGATATTCCCGTTGAGCCTTCCATTTGACTTCTGTGGATACGTCTTCCACAGAAACGAAGACAAGAAGGTGAGCGACCACGACAAGGGCTACACCACCATACGACGGTCAATAGCCAAGAGAATAAAACATTGTAAGAACAACGCATCATACGCCAGTTACTTCGGCATCATGAAGCATGCAGACAGTTACCGACTGATGCAAGAAACAGAACAGAAAATGAAATTACAAGAACTATCATCAAGAATACGGATAGACCGTAAGATGGATGCCCAGCGCATCGAGGTGCGTGAGTTGGCAGACAGCGGTGTGGTGTTCGCCATTTACGACTACGAGCTGCGCCGAGATAAAGACGGCAAGGCCAACTGGATAAAGTGTTTGATTGGCATTGAGGAGGTGGTGGATGGTCAGCCGACGAGTAAGGTGCTTGCCCGTGAGTTTCACGGCAATTATTCCTGTCTGATAGAAGCCATTGAGTCATGGGAAAAGGAGTTCGGACGTTCTGCGATGCTTCCCATCGAAGATGTTACGATCGAGAACCAGTGCGGATATATCTTCCGAGGAAGTACTAACCAATTAAAATATATCGACGAATATGACTATCAACAAAGTGATTGTTCCGACATCAACAGGTGACGGGCAAGGTAGACTAAACTACCACAACGGAAAACTCGTAAGTTATGAGCATGGCTCAGTGGTGAATGTGTATCTCTTCCATGAGCAGGATGGAGAGGATGTAAGGGCGATGGAACTTACAATGACAGCACCGATGACCCGTGCCAAGTGCATCAACGCCGCAGAGATGAATGCCTACGGATTGCAGGATGCCATGGACGTGGCTTCATTTGCTTCTTCACTGAGCCGAAAGGAAAGAATCGGTGAAAGTGTAGATGAGGTCAGAGAGCATGACTTGTTCATTCAAGATGTGAAAGTTGAGCTCACAACGCTCGGCATCGTCTGAGTAAACCCTAAACAATAATTCATCAGATAATTGTACGGCAAAGTGCCGTATGTATAAGTTTAACAATTTAATTTCTTTTTGCTTATGGCATCAGAAATCATTCAGCTTCCTCAGAACGGAGGCAATCAGAACGGAGGAATGATCCTCCCAGTAGCTAATGGCGGCGGTATCTTCGGTAACAACGGCCAGACGAGCCTGACGGACATCCTCGGCTTCGCTGTCATCGCCAGCATCTTCCCCAATATCTTCGGCAACGGACAATGCAATCGTGGCGGAAACTGCAACTGTCAGTCTGTTGACAGCGCACTGGCTCTCCAGGCCGTTACAGCAGAGGGCGCAGCCAGCCGTGCAGCCATTCAGAACCTCGCTACGTCGATGGGTCAGAACTATAACACCGTGCTTCCCGCTGTCATGGGCGTACAGGCTGCTATCAGCAATCTGGCAAGTGCCAACGGCATGGGCTTCCTCCAGGTCATCAACGCACTCCAGCAGGGCGACTGCAACCTCGCTTCTCAGCTCGCTAAGTGCTGCTGCGACAACCGCTTGCTGACCACCCAGCAGGGCTACGAGGGACGCATCCAGACCATCGAGCAGACCAACGATCTGAAGGGCAGCATCAATGCACAGGGCCAGCGTCAGGTGGATGCCATCGCCGACCTGAAGACCACCATGATCAAGGAGTTCTGCGATGCCCGCGAGCGCGACATGCAGGCCATCATCGACAAGCAGGCCGACGAGATCAGCCAGCTGCGCACGAAGGACAACATCAACGCACAGACCTCACAGATTCTCGGCTACGTGAACGCACAGCTGGCTCCCATCCAGGCCACCGTCAAGGAGATGCTCGACAAGATGCCGAACACCGTGCCCGTGCAGTACCCC